CTCCCACCCTAAATCGGTGCATCACCGACCTTGGGTTCGAGCTGCCTCCGCCCTCGTCTTGAGCTCATGGCAGTCGTGATTCATGGCCTGCAGGTTAGCCTCTGCATCGGTGCCGCCTTCGGCCAAGGGAATGATGTGGTCTACCTCATCAGCGGGTAGGGGAACGCTGCGCTTCGCGCATTCGGGGCACTGGCAGAGGAACAGGTCCCGAGCCAGTATCTTGTCTCTCAGGCGGCGCCATGGGCGACCTGTAAGCCGGCCGTATGTGGATGTCTTGGCCCAGTGCCCACCCTTGCTGGCCTCTTGCTGGGGCTCACTGGTGTTTGTTGTGCAACGGGTATCCACCGTTTGGATACGGCTCTTTATGCTGGTCAGACGGCCCATCAGCGCCGCGGCGTGCCGTCCATGTAGTTCCCGCTGTCTGGCGGGTCCTCGCCATCTGCCTCAGCCACTGCCCTTACCAGACCTTCGTTGCTGGCTGCCAGGCGGTTGATAGCCTCTGTCTGAACGCCCAATGCGGCTACCAGTTCAGGTATACCGGGCTCGGTAGGGGTGCTGGGTGCTATCTGCCACTCCACCCCGCTAAAGCCGTGGCTTTCGGTCTGGGCTCTCAGCTGTGCCACTATCTCTTTGGCGCTTTCCAGCCTCATCTGGGCGGGAAACTTCAATACCAGGACGCCGGCCGGGGAAGAGGTGGGCGGCTCGTTCAGCGGCGATTCTGGTCCATTTGGCAATCCAGGCTCGGCGCTGCTCGCAGGATTTGCAGGGCATGTCATGGGCTCAGCCGTAGTTGTGGGGAATGCGCCGGCTTTGTGGCGGTTTGCGGCCCAAGCTCTCAAGGCGGGTATAGCGCCATGCCAGCACCAGGGCTTGGCGGACGGTGTCGCTCGATGTGCCGCGCACAATGCGGTAGTTCTGGAACACGCGCCAGAGGAATTTCATGCTGCTCTCCATTGGCGCCCATCGGACGAACGTTGAGGACTGGGCTTGGCGCGGCTAAATGCGATGTGCAGATTTATCGCCAAACCGCATTTTTAACGGCTATGGCACGGCCGGTGAAACGATTGAACTCATAAACTTTGTCATCGGCCGGTATAAGACTCGGCGTCTCCTGCCGAACTCTCAGAGTGGATAAACCTATTTGGGTTGGCATGCCTGAGATGGGGTTAAATCTGCGCCTTGTTTTCAACTCAACGCGCCAATGAATAGCTTGGCCTGTCAGCGGATTGAATGACGGCAGTTGAGCCCTTATGCGCCTGACAAAACGCATCCAGCGGATGTAATTTCGCATTAGATCTCCGTAGCTATGCCCATCCGGCTACAGCTTAATGCGGTAGGAGCCGGTCCGGCCGACAAGGGCCATCCGTATCCCCAGCCACAAAGCAACGGTGCGTTTGCGGCCGAACGTGCGCGCCACATCAAACGCGCTCTTTGCCAGGATGAGTCGTCTCATGTGGTCTCCAAGTAGTCCAGCATTCGGACTTGACCCGTATGGGCTGCTGGGGTGCCGGCGTCCAACCTGCTGCCGCCTGCGCTTGGCGGTAGAGATTCCCAGCCTGGGCTGGCCGCGGCAGGCTCGCGGTGCGTTGTGTTGGGCGGGGAGCACGTCCGTATCGAGGGCTGCAGCCTGTGCTCAGCGAGCGGCGGCGCATGGATATGGGCGAGAACGGCTCCCGGCTTGGGACTGCGCAGGATGCGCGAATTAATTGAATCTGGCGAATTCCAGATGGAGTGCCTTTGCGGCAGCGTCATAGACCTGCTTCGCTTCGGCGACCGTGGCATACGTACCAAGATGACGCTTTACCCCGTCGCGCCGAATTTGAGCGCAGAACTTACCTCGACGCGGATACACGCCTTTGAAACCAGCGGCGTTGTTAATGTGCATTTTTCGGTTCTGCATGTTCTGTACGTGGGTGCAGACACGCAAATTTTCTCGCCTATTGTCAGCGCCGTTGCCATTGATGTGGTCAACGATTTCCCCGTCTCTCGCACCCATCACCACGCGGTGGAGCAGCTCGTATTTTCGAGCCCCGTCGAGCATGTAATTCCGCCTCACATAGCCGCCGTTGGTAACGTACCAATTCATCGCGCGCAGGTGTTCATCCTGCGGGGACAGCAGTATTTTCATGGGATATGGACGTAAAAAAGCCGCCTCAGTGGGCGGCTTGGAAATCTTTGGAGGTGGCTACGCCATCAAGGTCTTCGGCCCGTGGGCTGACCCGGGCAGACGTTTGGCATGTAGTCGAGGGCGAGAGGCGGCTGCGGCCTCTGCAATCTCGGGTGCAATTATCACAGATTGTTGGTTTTGTGCAAGTCTTTTTCGTCAGCCCGGTTCAGGGCATCGCATATCAGCTGCGCATCGGCAGTGTCAAAAGACTCACACACAGCCTCAAATTGGCCGTCGTATTGACTGCCCCCGATCATCACCGGGCGAGTGGTATCGACCACAGTGGCATCAAAACAGCAGTGGCACGACTGAGATCCTTCAACGACTTTGTATCTCATGGCTTGGCCTCTGTTTTCGATGATAGTCCGCTTCCAATGAGCACCAAAGCGCCATCCTCACAGCGAGCCCACTGGGGATGATTCAGCTCCGCCTCATCCGGGACGGTTTCACCGTACTTGCTGGCCACGTAGGCGCGCATGGCGGCAATGAGAGGCGTCGGACCGTAACCTTCAAATTTCCCGACGATGTCATCCTTCCGAACGTCCAAGATAGGATCGATGAACGCCTCCCATAAGCCTGACTTCATGAATCCTGGAGCGCCAATGGTGATCTTCTCCTTCTCGATGATCGGGCCGCCGGCGTCCCAGAATCTGGTCGGATCCCAATCGTAACGGTCTAGAAGGCGTGGGTTAAGGGTTTGTCCAACCCAGTAGCGCAGCTCAGCCCCTATCAGTTTGTCAACACGTTTCACGATGGCTCCTTTGCTGCGAACTTTCCGACCTGAGCCCTTACAAGCACGCCGTCTTTTCTCCAAACCGACCATTCGACGTCATTTTCATCAATGTAGCCGTGAGGGTCGGCATCTTCCCGCCATTTGGCCTTCATCTCTTCTTCTACCACAGGCAACGCGTTGAGTTGATCTAGAGTCATGTCGCACTCTCCTTTGCCGCAATATACCGGGTGCCGGACTTCTGCCAGCCAGCAGACAACCTTTGCCCCATGCTGCGCTCTGCGATGTTCTTGCAGTCGTCCAGATGGCGTGCCAGGCGCTTTCCCTCCTCGCCACGCGGCGGCCTGGCTTGGCCTGAGCCCTGGCATGCCGGGCAGTGCCGGGCGGAAAGCGACGGCGTGCCGGGGATGGCCTTAAACCGCTGACCATTGCATACCAGACAAACTTGGTCCAGCCAGTATTTGAGCACCGCGGCGCCGATATCTTCTGGGTCGGGGTTCTTCCACTTGTAAGCCCTGATGGCCACCTGCCGGCGCACCTCGGGCAGCGTTTTCAGCTTTCCCATCAAGATTCCCAGTTCATGCGTATACCACTTGATTGCGGTCATCTGGGCGGCGATCTGGCGGCGGCGAGCATCCTCCTTGGTGGCCACCTCAAGCGCTTTCCCGGTCAGGCTGGCCAGCGCCGGGGAGCGGTCCAGGGTGGCGGCCATGGCCTCGATTCGCTCTTTGGACGGCCGGCGCGGCTTCTCGGCGCCATCCCATTCAGCCATCAGGCGCAGCAGCCCGGCACCCAGCTGGTCATCGCTCCAGGCCGCCGCTACCAGCATGTCAGCCGAGCTCCCGCGATCTGCGTCGGTGTGCACGCGCAGGTTGCTGGCATTCACGGCGGCAGTGTACCGTTCCTGGGTGTCGGGTTTCTTGTCTTCTTCGGTTGCCATGGGGCGCTCCTGTTTTTATAGCTAAAAATCGTTATTTAGTGCTGGTGGGCATTGGATTTCGGCCGCATTCGCATCACCGCATGTCCTTGCACAGCTCCAGCGCCTGCTGCTCGGTAAAGCCCTCCGACACCAGGGCCAGGAACTTCACCCGCGCCAGCTTGGCGTCGAGCTGCTTCAGCTCCATCAACGCGGGCAGGTTCTCGCGCAGGGTACGCACGCTCAGGGCCAGGGCTGCGTTGTCCTTTTCGCTCATATCAAACCTTTCTCTGCCAGCCGCACCAGGGACCGCAGGTGTCCGTGGAACCAGTCGAGGTCTACCTGCTCGCGGGTCATGTGGGGCACACCGGCCAGAGTGTCGTAAGCGGCATCGCAGGCGGTACAGGCGTAGGCGCCGGCTAGGTCAAGCGCCTTGATGCCGCGGCCCTTGCCTGCGGCGGCGTGCCGGGCGTGGCTCCAGATCGTCGTTTCTGGGTCGTGGGTACAGACACCCACAATGCGGACCGTGCATTCCTCGCCGCGCGCGGATTCCCGGATCTTGTTGGTCACGGGTTTCGCCCGGGTGGCCGCGCCCTTGGGCTGGCTCACTACGGGTGCGCTGCCGATCACCGCCGTCGACGCAAAGCGCTGCACCCCAGGCCACACCGTGACCCTGGGTTCTTTCTGCTTTGCTGGCTTTGGGCGGGTTCGGAGCATGGTCAGGCCGCTCCGATGACTGTCAGTTTGCTGATGCCGTTTTTGTTGCGCACGCCGTTGGCGCAGTACCGCCGCAGCGCGGCCTCATGGAGCTCGCCGGGCAGCACATCAATGCCGCTACCAGTCATCCCGCCCTTCCACGAGCCTTTTTCGTAGCCGACTTCCTTGTCAAAATCCATCGACAAAGACCGGCTGACCATGCTAGGGAAGATGGCCGATAGCCATTTAAGCGGCCCATTACCTCTGCGCCACTCCCGCTCCTCGATCAGGGTTGTGCAGCGGATACGTGTGCCGTCGAAGTCCTCAAGCTCAAAAACAGCTTTCGGCACGGTTTCTTTTACCGCCTCTTCGTGAGCGTGCTGGTCCAGCCAATTCGCATGCTTGTGGCGGTCAGATTCCAGCAGCGTGGCTACATGCTCTCCTTGCAAACCGTAGTAGCTGTGCCGGTGGAGGCGCGTCTGCCACCAGCTGAATTGCAGGCTCCATGATTTATTGCCGGGCCAGCAGTCAGGCTGCCTTCCGTACTTGATCCGCAGGCCATCAAAAGCAAGGCTGATGCCCAGTTCGCGCCGGGTTTCGTCCCAATACCAGTCGCGGCCCATGCGCGCCACCGTTGCGGCGTCCCACGTCTGCGCCAATACCTTCCGCCGGCAGGGGAACAACACCCACTTGGGCAACCGGAATAGCAAATACAACCGCCACAGGATAAGGCTCAGATGCGGCTTGTGTTCGCTGTAGCCGCTGTTTAGGTCCACGGACAGGCACGCGCTACCACTCCAGGGGCATGCCTCCATGATCCTGTTTCTGATGTAATAACGGTCGTCCATCACTCTCTCCTGTTAAATCAATGCGGCTGAAGCGCAGCCGCTCGCGGTTTCAACTAAATACAGCCACCAAGAAAACACCGGCGATTGCGCAAACTGCTACCGCGGCAATTGCCCAGCAGAGGTCTCTCATGTGTTCGGAGTCCATGGTCATCCCCTGATGTACTTGTAGCCACCGGTGCGATCAGTGAACATCGACAGCAACGCCTGCAGCGGGGTCACCTTGTGATGACTCAGTTGGCGAACCCATATGCGGCCCGGCGCGGCGCGGCCGTAGTGCTCAATCCATTCGCCAAGCACCTCAGCCTCGTACCGATCAAGTCGTGTGGCGACCTCCCAAACTTGACCGCGCTGGACGGTCAGGATCACATCGGACCGCGGCGGTGCACTGATAGTCCTCGTTAAGCCTTCCCATGTCATGACAGGGGACTCGCGGCGCGGCTCCTCAGTAGGTACCACCGGCACGAGTTCTAGCGCGGACAGACCGCGCGCGCGGGAAACCACCCGCTGGGCCTCCAGAACATCCTGCTCATCCACAGGCTGGCGCGCGCGGACGCGGTCCCGGATTTCCATGGCTTCGGCGTAGGTCATGCGCCCTGCTCCAAGATCTCGCCGGTTTCTTGATCGACCACTTCGGCTTTCTTCTGCCGGCGCTGGGGGCGCAGGTGCGGCGGCAACGGCACCGACACCACCACGCCCAATTCGTCGGCGGCAATGGCGATCACCTCATCGATGTAGCTGGCCAGCCGGCGCACGCCCAAGTCCTCAGTGCTCACGCGGATGCGGCGCCGCGACTTCTTACCCGTGATCGGGTTGATCGAGGTCTGCCTGCGATCTGGCAGCAGGCGCTGCCTGAAATACTCTTTCCATACTGGCATCGGGAACAGCGCGCCGCCGTTGGCCCGGCCATACAGCGAAATTTCTGTCAGTACCACGCCGTGGAGATACCCGCGCTGCGCCTCGGTGATCGCGTCGTCCAGCAGGCGGAACTCGGCCACCAGCTCGCGGCCGGCCTTCAGCTGCTCGCCGATCCACGGCAGGGCCTGGCTGACCAGGATGGCGCGGGCCTGGTCCTGGTCTCGCAGCTCTACGCGCATGAGGATGTCGCTCACGGCAGCACCTCTTTGAACAGATCAGCCTGCCGCTCATTCGGCACCGCGGCGCGCCGGGCGCGGGCCGGTTTCAATCCCAGCACTGCAGCCGCGCACTTTGGCCCGTAGCCGCTTGGGGCCGGGACTTTCAGTTTTCGGTTGCAGCGGGCGCAATTCATCGCGCTTGCTCCCAATCAGCCATAGCCTGCAGTTCGGCGGCGTTTTGGGTCATGTCGTCAATGAGAGTGCCCACTATCCAGACATAGGCAACGATCTGGAGCGTGGCTGAAACCATGTCGCACAGCCATCCGAAGGCATACCCAACCATCGGCGCGGCCATCGCCACAAGGGTGAACAGCAAGATGTGGGTTTGGGTGAGCGCCATCATTTCGCCACCTCCGGGCAAGGCAAATACCTTACCGGCATGCCCAGCTTCCGCGCTATCTGCCGTTCCAGGGTTGCGCCTTCGGACTTTTCCCAGCCCGGCAACATGAGGACCGAATCACAGGCCAGCATTTGCGGGATGCTTAGGCGCATGTACGCCGCCCAGGTGCCGCACAGGGGCGCGGGATTCTCCGCCGGGTTGGCCACCACGCAGCCCGCGGCGCGCAATTCGGCTGCTGCAGCGTGAAAGGCGGGGTAGTTGCTGTGCGGAAGGCCAGACATCGGCCCGCAAATGAACACCGATTTCTTCATTTCGTCACCTCCACCAGCAAGCCGTACTCGCCGCGCTTGGACTTGCGCTGCGCCGGCACCCAGGTAATGCGAGGGTCGCCGTCGTCCACGCCCAGCCAGTCGGCAATGCCATCTCTTGCGTTCTTGGCGCTGGCGGCAAGGTTGTCGGTATCGAGTTCTTTGGAGCTCAAGCGCGTCATGGTCACGGTGACGGGCAGCGCCGGCGGCGGGCCCCAGGCCCTGAGCATGAGAAACGCCGTGCTGCGGTGCACCTTGGCGCGCGCGGCCCTGGCCATGTGGTGCTCCCGCGTGTTCATCAGGGAGACCGTCTTGATGGGGAGCAGGACAGAGATCATTTTTTAGACCTCGCTTCCACCGGCGCGACCCATGGCCCCGTCTTCACCAACGCCCGTATCGAAGCCTCCGAGTGCCCGAAGGCGCAGGCATCCGCAAGCACTGCACGCCGCCGTGCAGCGACTTCCGCGGCCGGTATTGGCAGACTGCCGATTCGCTTGATCAGGCGTGCCGTGCAATGGACGCATTTCGGCGTGTCGAAGTACGGCCACAGGCCCTCCGTCTCCGTCGACGCTTTGCAGGATTGGCACATTCATCGCGCCCCCAGTTGAAGGTAAGGGTTGGTGAAGTCGACGCGTGATTTGTTGCGCCGGATGTTTGACACGTAGGCGCTGCTCATTCCGTACTGGGCGGCAACTTGACGCACCGACCCGACGCTTTCCGCAACTTCGCGGATTTGCTCATCGGTCCAGGTTGAATTAGCCCGCTTGGCTTGAGCAATACGCGCGCGGTGGTTAATTGACGGCTTAATGCCACGCCGCGTTTCGTTGTTGAGCAGGGCCTGCAGGTGATCAGGGTGGACGCACTTCGGGTTCCCGCAAGAAGTGACCGTTCGACGTTTTTTCGGTATCGCCCTTTCTCGGGACAGCACCCAAATAACGCGGCGCATGGACATCAGAGTCCCGCCAATGCGAGCATTCGGGCCGGCTGTCGTTTTGGCGCATTTGTCCTTCCAGACCAGGCACCCGTCCTGCTCCACCACACGGGCGAAAACCCAATCCAGAGTGATCTCGTCGATGGATTTCACATGGCCTCCTTCTTGGCCTGCGACCGGTAGCTGGCCCAGTCAAAAGCCACCCACCGGCTGGTTTCCGTCAGTCGGTCATAGGTCCGCTCGCCGACAAACTGCTTGAAGCCGGCCGCGTCCTGGTTGGTCAACAGGATCGTCGGCTTCATTTCCCGATACCGGCCGTCCAGCACATCAAAAAGGATGGTCTGCTCGCCGTCGGTGCCGTACTGGACGCCGATTTCATCAATGACCAGCAGGTCGACGGTGCAAAGCGCCTTGACCACCTGGCTTTCGCTGCGCTCGGCGTTCTTGCGCCACGTGCTGCGAATGGCGCGCACCATTCCCATGAAGGTGGTGTACAGCGCGTTGTGCCGGGGCATGACCGACTGCATCACGGAGGCGGCCAGATGGCTTTTACCGGTGCCCGGAAGACCGGACAGGATCAGCCCGGCGCCGCGCCGGTGGTTTGATTCGAAGCGCGCGGCGTAGTCCTGGACGATGCCCAGCACCGCGCGCTGGCCGTCGCTCTCGACGTTGAAATTGTCGAAGCTGCGGCCAATGAACCGCGCCGGGATGGCCGAATGCTCGATCAGCTTTTCCAGCCGGGCACGCGCCACCTCCGCCTGCTTTTCGGCCTGATGCTGGCGTTCCTTCGCCAGTTCGGCCTCCGCGCATTGGGGACAACCGGTCCAGATTTCCTTTTTTGCGGCGTACCGGATGCCGGTGGCCACATAGCCGCCGTGCGTCTCGCAGTGGCGCGCTTCTTCGCCCAGGTTCTCGCTCAGCACCGCCGGCAGCCTGGGCAGGCGTGGCGCTTCGGCCTCGTGGTTTTCAGATGAGCGATCCGTCATGGCTGACTCCTGCGTGGTAATCGAGGTTTTTGAAACCGGAATGTTTTCCTGCCACGGCCTTTGGCGCGCCGCCCGGCGGAAGGGCTGCGGCCAGCCACTCCAGCGGCTGCAGCGGCTTGGCCTTGGCGCATTCGCGCAGCTTGTCGATCAAGGCTTCGTCCCCGTGGTGCTTGCGTAGCCCACCGAGGAATGACCGGGCTTGCTTCTCGGCGTTGCCTGCAGCGGTCAGCAACCCGAGCCCGTACCCGAAAATAATTTCATCCGGGTCGGTGATTAATGGCGGCTTGCCGCCCGTACCTTCAGGTACGGAATTAAGTCCCTGTCCATTAACATTGCGATTGGGGGGAGAATCGGGGGGCGATGCCGCCGCGATGGTTAGAACGGCCTTCTTCTTCAGTGTTTTTGATTGGGGGGCGATCTTTTTGAGCAAGACAATCGCGGATTGAAACTGTCGCCGGGCGGTCGCTATGTCAACCTCAATACCCCAGCGCTTCGCGTTGCCACTGGCGCCGGAAATGCTGTTCAAAAGCTTCTCGATCCAGGCCTCCAAAGCCTTTTCGGCGACAACGGGGTGATATAGGCGGCCGTCTGAACATTGAACCCAGCCGCGCTGGGCCTGCTCCTGCACCTTGGCCCATTTCTGGCACTGCGCAAGGTGCGCGAGCATACGCGGGTTGTTCGGCAAGCTGGCGGCCGGCACTTGATGCCAGCTTTCAAGCCAAAGGCACATGGCTGCAGCGCGCTCGTCGCCAGAACCCAGCACCCATGTCTCAGATGTGAGCAGGCGACGGACGTCCAACGGCATGAATGCGAAATCCTGCAGATTGCATTCCGCTGGGGTCATGGGCTCAGGGAGTTCGATCACAAGCCGCTCCTGCCTACCAATCGGAGCAATGATGCCTTGCCTGGCTCCGGAGGCGTGTCAGCGCCCTCCTCGTCCATCCAAGGGTCAGGCAGTTGGTAGAAGCTTGGCTGCCCAGTAAAGTACCCGACAAATTCTTCGCGCAGAAGAATGGTTTCGCGCCCAAAGGCTTGGCCAGGAACATCACAAAATGAAAATCTCGCGCGGTGCCACCACAGCCACGCCACAGCGTGAGGCAAGCACCCCTCAAAAAACTCTCGGCTTTCACTGATTCGGAAGTTGGCGAGCCAGCGATGAAGTTCTCGCTCGGCGTCCTGGAAGTTCACAACCTCAGCAAAGCACACCACCTCAAAAGGGTACGGCACAGCAGTCCCCTTGGAAAGTTCACTAGCGCGCTCGTGCGGGGAGCGCTCGGTACATCCCACCTTGATCAGGTCAGGCATGTACGCATTTGTCAGGATGTAGACGAATCCGATGTTGCTCATGAAAACCTCGTCGCTTCGTCGCTTAGGGTGGCTTCGGTCACGCTGCTGCCTCCAGGTCAAGGGATGGCTGGCGCAGGCGCTCGTCCTGCAGGGCCTGGTAATTGATGTTCAGTTCGATGCCGATGAACTTGCGGCCCAGCGCTTGCGCCACCTGTCCCGTGGTGCCGCTGCCGAAGAAGGGGTCCAGCACAACGCCGCCAGCCGGTGCGCCAGCAAGAATGCAGGGCTCAATCAGGTCTGTTGGGAAAGTGGCGAAGTGGGCGCCCTTGTAAGGCTTGGTGCTGACGGTCCAGACGCTGCGCTTATTGCGCCGGCCTTCGTAGGCTACGGGCTCGCGGTCTTCACGGAACTGCGGCTTCTGGCCATGTTCGCCGGCGCTGTCTTTGGTGGTGCGCGCAAAGGTGTTTCTGGTGCTTCCCCTGATGCCGTTGCGCTCAGCGGTCGGGGCCGACTTGTGGGAGGCGGCCGCGCGTTGCTTGCGCGCTTCGATGCTGCCATGAACAGCCTTCATCGGCCCGTTGGTCTTGCCCGGGACACGCAGTGAGCCCTGCTGGTTCTCGACGTCCTGGGCCAGCCGCGAAAAGGAGGCCTCGGCCATCACTTCGGAAATTGCGCCCATGTCGCAGTAGTAGGTCGGCGACTTCGACAGCAGGAAAATGTATTCGTGGCTCTTGGTGCAGCGGTCGGTGACGCTCTCGGGCATCGGGTTGGGCTTGGCCCAGATGATGTCTTGCCTGAGATACCAGCCATCGGCACGCAGCGCGAAGGCCAGCATCCACGGCACGCCAATCAAGTCTTTCTGCTTGAGGCCGGCGGGTGCCGGAACCCATGCGCGCCCGACGGCGCCGGCGTTCACCTGGTTGGCGTGCAGCCCGGCCGGCAAGCGGCTGCCGCGCTGCGTGACGGCGGCCTCGCGCGCAGTGTCACCGGTGGGCTTCTTGAACTTGCTGGCGTCCTTTCCCTGCCCTGTGATGGCATCGCTGTTGCCGCTGCGGCCAGAGCCAGCGTAGCTGTCCCCCATGTTCACCCAGAGCGTGCCGTCGTCGCGCAGCACGCGGCGCACCTCGCGGAACACCATCACCAGTTTCGCAATGAACTCGTCCGGCGTCTGCTCCAGACCGATCTGGCCGGCGTGACCATAGTCGCGCAGGCCGAAATATGGCGGGCTGGTGACGCAAGTGTTCACTATGCCGTCTGGCATGCTCTGCAGCACCTGCAGGCAGTCGCCGAAGTGGCACTTGTTGAGCCAGTCGTTCAAAGCGCCCTCGCCTTCTGCCGTGGCTTTTCAGCCCGGTCGGCCTTCTCGGTGTTGATGGACACTGCGAACGTTGGCGCCGGGGTGTTGAGTCCACGCTTGAGAGCCCGGGCCCGCGATGCAGCTGCTGAGGCGCTGTGCTGCCCAAGGCTATGGCCGATCTGGCTGGGAATGCCTTTGATGTCCCAGGGGGATGGGTGGGGCTTCATGCGACAGCTTTTTCGACTTCGGCGACCTCTGCGGTTTGCAACAGGTGCGGCCAGTTGAACACCTCGTTTGCGCCGTCACGCATTGGCATAATCAAAGAAATCAGCTCAGGCATGCGTTCGTACTGAACCACTGCAGCGCCGCCTTTCTTGGATTGCCACAATGAGACGCCGGCGTACCGAGGGTCAACCAGTTGTTTGTAACGCGCCAAATAGTTGATATTCAGGCCGTCCCACACGCCACGCTTAAGCTCGCTGAAATTTGGGAGGATTTTTTTCCAGTCTGGGTATTTGCCTTCAATCTGGCAGCGCCCAGACTGAGCGAAATATTCGAGCGTTGACCCAAATGAACCAACGTCATTGCCGATGTAGGCGCGCTGGCCCTCTACTACAACATGAGCAACAGCAGGACCGCGCCCTTTTCGATAAGTCGGGTCAGTGCGAACTTTCCTGCATGCAGCCATGAGCGCTGGCGTGGCTTGAATCGTGATTCCAGCGTCACCTCCACCTTCAATTGAACCTGTCGCGTCGTAAATGATGCCGATGGTGTGACCATCGCAGCCAACCACATAAACACCGCCTTGTGGAGCAGCTTCGATGTGCAGGCCGCAGAGGTAATACCTGATGTCGCTCTTGGCCATGAAGTAGCTGGCGACCAGCGCATATTCAGCCTTGAACTTGGCGCGCACGTTGTCGAGTTCGGTTTGCATGGTGTCTCCTGGGGTTTGTTTGGGATCGCGGCCTTATGCGGCCACCGGCTCATTGGTTACAGGCTTGCCGAGGCGCTGGAGGACTTCGTCGACCTCCTCGTCTCCGGGATTGCCGATGGGCCGGAGAATGACGTCGGAAATGGCGTCGATGTCGCCCCATCGCGGAACCCGAACCCGAGGCCCTTCATACTCCCAGCATGGCGCGCCATCGCCAGTAGTGCCGCAAAGGACAGTCAGCTTGAAGATTCGATCAACGAGCCCAGCCATGCGTGCTACTGGGTCGTCAATGACACGAGCTAAACACCCAGGATGGCAGTTCATGCTGCGCTCCTCAAGTGAGGAGCTGGCTTGCCGGCCTCGTTCTCACGCGCTACCTCGCGCAAAAGTGCATTCATGTTGCGGATGACCTCGTGGGCATGGTCTTCGATGACTTTGCGCTCGTTGTCCGAAATAAGGCCATCCGCGCGGGCGGCAGTGATGTCGGCCAGGACGGTTGAGGCGCCGGTTACCAGGCCCACGGTCGAGGCCATCAGCGAAGGCGCATCCTCATCGGTCTCGCGTGGCTCCAGCTTGACGAAGCCGCCCGCCGTGTTGTTCACCACGTTGACGTAGGCGTAGCAGTGCAGCGATTGCGCCTCGATGCACAGCTCGGAAATCTCGTTGGCTTCGATGGCGCCCAGCTTGTGGGTGGGTGCGCCGGAGAGCTTCTTGCGCAGCACCTCGTCGGTGTTGCCCAAGCGCTGGGCCATCGCTGGACGGCCACCTGGGAAGTGGTCGACCATCTTGCGAAGTGCGTCAATAGTATTCATGTCCGGTCTCCTGAGTTTTGGACGTTGTGCAGTGCAACAACTGGGATTTAAATAGCTGCCATGGAAAATCAAATCGATCACGAATCAGGGCGGTTGCGCTACTCCTTCGGCCTTCACATAAGGCTGAGGCTTGTCCCAGGAATAGACGGTGGTGGCTTTGCCCTCGACGCCGCCTTTGTGTATGACCCGCACGATGTAGGCGATGTTGTGAGGGTTGAAGCGGTAGCCGGTGACCTTGCCCAGATACTTGCGACCCTCTGCGGCGCCGCGCGTCCAATTGATCAGTCCACCGATTGGAGCGATCGCGGATGCCGCCATGTGCGCCTGGATCAGCCCGTCACGCTTCAGCTGCAGTGCGCTGATCTGGCGGTTCAGGGCTTCTATTTCGGGGGTCATGGGTCAGGCCTCGATCAAGTCGTTGGCAGTGATGCCAAGGCGCACGCAAATAAGGCGAAGCTGTTCGACGTTCGGGAGGTGGGTGCCGGTTTCCCAGTGGGAAATCGTGGCTTTCTGGAGGTCGCCGCCGTCGGCCCTCATGCCCTTGCCGAACTCGTCTTGTGTCAGGCCGGCCTTCTTGCGCGCGGCAGCGAGGCGATAGCCGAAATCCCCGGCGTGGCGGGGACTGGCCGGCACCACGGCCGCAGTTGCAGCTTCAGCCCAACGGCAAACGTCCTGGAAATCCAGACCTTCGAACCACTCGTTCAAAAATCGGTCAGTCGCTGCAGAGGCGCAAGCGTCAATGAGCTGCAGTTCTCGTTTTGGAGTTTGGTCTCCACACAGGAAGCACCGGTATTCAAGCAGATGCACGCCAACGCAACTCACGCGGTCGGCATGAACAGCCACCCTGGAAATAGGATCGATGGACCGACCCACCTTTATGAGCCCGTTGCTGAAAAGGCAAACGTAGAGGTAGTCCATGGCTCAGGCCTTAACGAGATCCAGCAGCGGGCGGCCGCCCACGTGCGGCCATGCCTTGTCCTTGACCCGAACCCATGCGGCTGCAGGACAGAGCTGCTCGACGGTCACTTTGGCGCCGGCCTCGAACTCGATCGCCACCGCCTTGTCGTCTGGGATGGGGCGTTTGCCCTTAAGCCATTGATTCAGCTGCGCCGGCTCCACGCCGATCAGCCGTGCCAATTTCGCTTGAGAACCGACGATATCGCAGGCCTCTTCCAATGGTGGTTTTGGTGTATCCATTGGAATACTGTAGCACCGCTACACGTTTATATCAAGCCATGCTACAGATTATTTTAGATAGCATTGCTTCACAATGAAAATCTGGACTCAGAAAGAGGAGGCCGAGAAGCTGGCCAAGCGATTCAAGGACTTGAAAGCTCGCGGGATGGGCCAGGCCGAGTTCGCGCGCGTTTTCGGCGTGCCTGGTGGAGCGTCCATGGTGACCCAGCACATCAAAGAACATCGCCCCATAAACTTCGATTCCGCGGTTGCATACGCCAAGGGTTTTGGCTGCTCACTTGCCGAGATCAGCCCGAGGCTGGAGCAGGAGGTGCGCGACAAAGCAAAAACGGCCGGCCCCCTGTTAGAAGCACCAGTAGCAAATTCCAGCATTGCGCACACCACGGGCTCACAAATAGACACAGGTGGCGTTGCGGACTCGATACGCACGCTTCGTGACGCACTTCACGGTTTGGCCGATGAAGCACGGGAAGAGGCGGAACATTTGCTAGCAAAGATGGCCCGGCAGCCTAGCGGCAGGTGGGCTGAACGTCTGGTCGATTTGTTTGAAGCTGAGGGTCAGGAACAAGATGCGGAGGGCGTGCCAAGTAGTTCTACCAGTTCGGCTAAACCCCTAATCACGGGGCCCACGGGGGACACCACAATGAAAAACCAGAGTGGATTAACCAGCAAACGCAAGCGACGCCTCGAAGGCGGATCGCTTCCCCGCAGAGAGGCCCAAGATGAACCCCGTAGCACTGGACGAGTACCGAAAGGAAAGACTCGCAGAATCGTTTGATGAACTGGCCGCGCACGCCAGGGCCGGCGAAGTGACCGGCTGGACGGGAACCGTAAAGTTTGGAGGCCGTGACCATCGCCACTACGCGCTTGGCGACTACGTCCATGAGGCCAACCAGGCCGTGGCGGAACTGCAGGCGTTGCAGAAGACGCTGACGGGATTGCAGAGCTACACCCCACCACCGGAACCAGAGGCGTGCATGCGCTGCAGCCTCCACCACCTCGCCTGGATCAATGGAACTCCACTCGGTGCTACCGCTTGCCCAGGCATGCGCCAAGCCGGCGCCGCGGCCCCACCCCCTGCGCACTGTCCGCACCGCGAACCACCTGTCGCTAATGCCATAACGACCAACGGGTAAAAGACCCCCACCCCGATAAAACCGCCCGCGAGGCGGTTTTTTATCGCCCGAAAAACGGGCATGAAAATATTTTCGCCATTTCATGTAGCACTGCTTGACACTGCTTATGTAGCGGTGCTACAGTACCTCATCGCAACCACAAAAGCGAAACACCCAAAGCCCGGCGATACGGGGCTGAAGCCAACAGGATGCAAAGGCGGGGTTAGGGGATGTTCCCCGCAGTAGATGTGGTGCGGTTTGTAGAGGGTAGATAGGTGTGGCGGGCCCTAGGTAGCAAAGGGCTGACGACGATGGTTCACCCAGTCTTGAACTGGGCGTGGAGTTGAAAAGACTTTAGGCAGCGAGAGCCAGTGCGGGTATCGGGCGACAGCCCGTCAGACCGCGAAACCATCACCGACCGCCAAGCTGGGTTTTGCGCCCCAGCCCACACCTACCTGCCCTCTGTCCGACCAACCGACAGGAGGGGCGCAATGCCAGTAGTAGACATCCAAGCCAGGGTGACGAAGATCGTCGCCGAGCAGCTGGGCCGCGAGGAAGCCGAGGTAACCCTCGACAAGCCATTCACAGAGCTGGGTGGCGACAGCCTCGACCAGGTCGAGCTGCTGATGGCCATCGAGGACGAATTCGGCATCCAGTTCGCTGATGACCAGTTCGACGACATCACCACAGCGCGGCAGGCAATCGACGCCGTCACCGCCAAGGTGCAAGCATGAGGCGCCCAGTCGACCCTCCCCTGCTGGCCGAAATGCTGGAAAAGGCACGGCTGCGGGCGATCACGCCGACGAATGAGCCAGTGTCGCTGAGCGACGAAGACCGCCAGGAGATCGACGCGGCCATACATGCCTACAAGCAGCCCAGGCCCGGCAATCCCCTTGTGGATGGGTATGAGGCAGACCGGCAGCGCAGGGCTATCGCGATGGAGCAGGGCTCGCGGAGGCATTCATGAGCGCAACGCACACTCCAGGCCCATGGCACTGGCGCGACGGCTACAGGCTTGAGCCTGTCAATCAGGACTACACCAAGCAGGCTGTATCCAGCATCCTTGATCGCGAAGGTGGTCATGGCTACGTGGGCAGGCCTGTCGAGGAAACATTGGCAGAACTGGACGCCGATTTCGCATTGATCGCCGCCGCCCCTGAGTTGCTGGAAGTCCTCCAAGTCACTGCAGGAAACATTCGAAGCCTCGGCCCGGCCGGTGCAATTCCGCATCCCTACAAAGAGTGGCTTGGGGCTGTCGAATCAGCAATTGCCCGCGCCACCCAACCTACCGCAGCCCTTGCTGCGAAAGAGGAGAAACAGTCGTGAGGTACTTTGACCAAGACGAGGCCAAAGGCCTCAATGCTGAGCCCTGGATGCTCGAACTCCTGGCCCTGAACCCTTCCTACCTAGGCTGGGGACCGCATGAAGACTACATGTGGAAGGAGGGTGATGGGTGGAATTCTCGGCAAGTCTTTCCCACCTGGGCTGAATTCGGTCCTTGGACGCTGGACGAACTTAACGAGTGCGTCAACTTCTATTTTTCCGTGCACCGGGAATCTGAAGATTGCAAGACCTGCGGCGGGAGCGGCACACACGTTGACGCGCAATGGGTGTCGAAATCGTTCTATAGCCACTCGTCGCCGTTCAAGCGCCAAACAGCCGACGAGTTGCGTGCCGAGGCTGTCATGCGCGGCTTTGGTTCACACCCCACGCGTGCGCTGGGCTACGGTGGCTACCCGAGCGATGAGCTTCTGGAAAAGTACGGCCAACCCTTCCGCACGTTCTGCGAACGCATGCGCGAGCGCGGCCACTGGTGCGACGACATCACTGACGAAGAAGTCGCTGCGCTGGTTTCGGAAAATCGCGTCAAGGCCGGTGAAGCTGCGGCGACCATCAACGCGCAGAACGCGCCCGGCGCCCGGTCCATGGGGCACGATGCCATCAACCGCTGGATTCTGGTTAAGCATCGGTGCGAGCGAATGGGCATTCCGTACCTCTGCCCGGCCTGTGAAGGCAATGGCTACGTGCACACGGCACCAGCCGCGCATGTCTCCCTGACGCTCTGGTGGCTGCATCCGCGCAAAGGCTGCTCGCGCGGTCTGGAGATAACGCGACTACAGCAGGATGAACTGCCACACGCCTTCGCCTTTCTGCGCGGCGCTGCTCAGCGGAACGCGGACAGATTCGCCAAGCTTCCTGCAGCAGGGGGTGCCTCATGACTTCCACTACCACCCCAACCCGCCGCAACGCCACCCGCCAGGACATCCAGCACATAGCCGACATGTTGGCATGCCTGAACGTCGAAGGCGATGGCGCCGCGCAGATCCTGGAGGCCATGCACGGCTCCATGAAGAACAGCTTTTACTATGCCCTTCCGCATACGCCCATGGCCGCTATCGCCGGGGACATGCATGAGCGCATTGCCGAGTTCAACCGGCCGCGCGTTGGTGTCATCAACTGCAAGGCTCGCGCCGCTGCTGAGGCGTTTGGTGCTGGTCTTGATCCTCTTAGCCTTGAGCAGGGAGAGCCAGCATGACCATGCCAAACATCATCAGTTATGGCGATCTGCGCGCCGCCGAAAAAACGGGCACCCGCGATACGGTCGTTACCAGCAATTTGGGTTTCTTGATTGCTCTTCGGGGTAATGCCGACGCGCGCGACCGGCTGGCAGAGGCAGCGATGCAAGGTTTGTGCGCCAACTCTGGAGGTCCGTTTCAGGCGCGTGACGGTTCAGGTTGGGAATTGATCAATTGCACGCTTGATGACGTTGCAAGGTTGGCCTACCAGATCGCCGACGCCATGCTGGAAGCGAGGGAGGCATGAGCCGCTTCATCGTAAGGATACCCGGCATGCGCCTCACCGTCTCGGCGTCCAGCGTGTGGGATGCCATCGCCCAGGTGCGACTGGCCTACCCATTGCACCGCGGCGGCTCTGCGCGACCAGCCCAATCCCAGAAACCCAGGAGCATCCCATGAGAGCTACCGCGTTCAAGTTGATTGAAGCCGCGCAGGCCTTCCCCCTGCCGCGCCGCATCGCATCCGAGCCCCAGCATATACACGACGCCCGTGTGGCGGCTGTGAAGCGCCTGGGGACCTCATGGGTGGCGCATCCGGCTTACGTCTTCAATCCCCGGCACTCGACCAATCGCGATGTCTACGAGGCTGCGCGCGTGCCGTACCTTAGCGAAGTCTCACGCCGGGCAGCAGCCGACCGCGCGCGCCGGGATGCCTTCAAACGCGCCCAGGCCGTGCGTGCTGCGCTGGGAGGTGTGTGATGACCAATTGCTGCAATGAATACGGACGCTGCACCCAGGGGCCCAATTGCCCGGTGCGCGAGAAATACGCCGCCGAGGGCTCCGAGTACCTGCTCCAGCCCGCCAAGGGCATCTGCCTCAAGCCAGGGCCCACGCGCGCCACCGACGGAGTGGAAATCACCGAGTGGCATGCGCCTGAGACCGGCGACGTGCCGGCGATCGTGATGCTGGACAAACCCTACCAATGGCTGCGCGACCTGTTTTTCAGCGCCGTCTGGTGGGCCGGGACCATCAGCCTCACCGCACTCACGGCGTGCGCCTTCCTTCTTGCTACAGGATTCTTCCCCGGCTTTTAAACCTATTCAACCACTGAGGAAAATATGAACGACACCGATAGCGCGATTTTGGACCGCCCCGCAGAAACCCAGCAGAACAAAAGCCTTGTGCTGGTCAGCGCCACACTCAAGGAATATGACCGGGTCGAGGCTGGCCTAGCTGACCTGCGCACCAAATACAAGGACGTGGTCTACCCCGTATCCACTGCCGCCGGCATGGAAGAAGCCAAGGCCGCCAGGGTCGCCCTGCGTGACCCGCGCTATGCCGTCGCCAATGCCGCGAAAGCTGCAAAGGCCCCGCTCAATGAACTGAAAAAGGACATTGACGAGCGCGCCGCCGCGATTACCGCACAGCTGGTAGACCTCGAAACCCCGATTCATGAGCAGATCAAGGCCGAGGAAGACCGGGTCGCCGCGGCAAAAGAAGCCGCAGCGAAGGCGAAACGAGAAGCCGCAGCGCGCGCCCAGAATGCAATCGACGAAATCCGGGGCATTGCCGTCAAAGCGGCCACCAGTAGCGCGGCAGAGATTGACCTGATGCGAGCCGGCCTGGATGCCATGGAGACCAGCATGGAGGCCTTTGGTGAACGCGCGGGCGAAGCCATGCAGGCCAAGATGCAGGTTCTGCAAACGCTCGACACCCTGCACGCCGCCGCGGTTTCCCGTGAGGCCGCAGAGGCTCGGGCCGCTGCCGACCGCCGCGAGTTGGAGGCCATGCGCGAGGCCCAGGCAGAGCGGGAACGCATCGCCAACAAGGAGCGTGAAGAAGCTCAGGCAGCAGAAAACGCCAAGCGCGCCGAGGAAGCCAAGGCCGAAGCAAAGAAGCTGGCCGACGAACGCGCAGCCTTTGCCCTGGAGCAGGAGCAGGCCCGCGCCGCACAGAAAGCAGAGGCCGACCGGTTGGCCGCCGAACGCCTCAAGGTCGAGGAAGCCCAACAGGCCGCCCAGCGCGAGCGCGACCAGGTTGCAGCCAAAGAGCGCGAAGCAGCCGAAGCGGCGCGCAAGGAAGAGGACCGCAAGCGCCAGGAAGCTGCTGAGGCCGAGCGCCAGCGCCTGGACCAGGAGGCCGCCCAGCGCCGCAAAGCCGAGGAAGACGCCCACGCCGCCGACCAGCTGCGCCGGAACGCCGCCGGGGTAATGCTGGATGCCCTGCAGGCCGTCACCAAAGATCACGATTTCGACGGCCTCGCGCCGGCCACCCAGCAGTTGGTATTCAACGCCATCACCGCAGCCACCAAGGAATAACCATGAGCGACGCCAACGTTATCGAAATGCTGGAGGAGCCAGCCCCGACCCGTCTGCCGGCCGTCGCCTCGGAACTCGGCGGCCCGCTGGGCGCGGCAATGCAGGCGCTGAAGCTCGGCGTCAGTGTGGCGGACATGAAGGACATGCTGGCTCTCCAAAAAGATTGGGAAGCGAATGAAGCCCGCAAGGCCTACGTCGCCGACATGGCCGCCTTCAAGCTCAATCCGCCCGAGATTTTCAAGACCAAGGCCGTCAGCATCAAAACTCGCGACGGCGGCCAGGGTCCGCAGTACAGCCACGCCACGTTGGGCGAAGTCTGCGAAAAGATTGTGGAAGGCCTGGCCAAGCACGGATTCAGCCACCGCTGGGACACGAGGCAGCCCGAGGGCGGACAGATTTTCGTCACCTGCACCCTCACCCATCGGCTTGGCCACAGCGAAAGCACCACGCTCAATTCCAGCCGCGACGAGACCGGGGCAAAAAACAATATCCAGTCCCTGTCTTCGACCATCACATATCTGCAGCGCTATACCCTGCTGGGCGCCAGCGGGTTGGCCACCAAGGACATGCCGGATGACGACGGCAAGGGCGCCGACGGTGGAAACACCGACCCTATCTATAACGCAGCCGCCAACCTCATGGCCTGGACAAAAAAAGCCATCGAGGCAAAAACCTTTGAACAACTGAAAAAGGTTCGCCACGACGCGAACGTGGATTTTCTTGAAAACCATGACCCGGAAAGCTGGGAAGAATTCAAGAAGGTCTGCAGCAACCACCACGGCAAACTCATGGGTGGCGCTTCGGCATGAGCCTCTACACCATAAGTCCGCATGCGCAGCACTCGCCAGGGTGGTATGCCGACCGTCTAGGCAAGCTGACCGGCTCCGTTGCTGACCAAATTTACACGGGCGGCAAGGGTAAGACCCGGGCGGCCTTGCGCGCGAGGCTGGTGCTGGAGCGTATGACCGGCGAGTCCGGCAAGGCGCCATTCGAGACCGAGGCGATGCGCTGGGGCACCGACCAGGAACCGTTCTCCCGAATGGCATTTGAGCGCGAGACCGGCTTCAATGTTACCCAGGCAGGGTTTATTTACCGCAACCGGCTGGCCACGGGCTGCAGCGTTGACGGACTTCTTGAAGAAGGCGGAACCCTGGGGATCTGGGAATCGAAAAGCCCGGACTCGGAAACCCACTATGGCTGGGTGCTGGCTGGGGTGCTGCCAGAGGAACACCGCCATCAGGTGTTGCACAACATGTGGGTGACCAACGCCCAGTTCGGCTACTTCACCAGCTACGACCCGCGCATGCCGGGCAATTTGAAGCTGTTCGTGGTGCGCGTGGAGCGTGACCAAGACGAAATCCTTAGCCACGAAGCAGCCGTGATGCAGTTCCTGCTTGAGACCGACCAGGAAGAAAAGCTGATGCGACTCAAGGCCAGCGAGCCACTCGTTTTCCACTGACCGCTCCTCTTTTATTGCCACATTTGACCGTCTCCCATCAATCAACCCCAAGGAAATCACCATGACCACGATCAATATTTCCACCCTCAACAAACCCTCCGTCCTGGCCGCGCTGTTCAACGCCATCCGCCAGATGGGTATGGGCTTCATGCATACCGATGGCCGTGCAAGTATGACCGTGGCTGACGCTGCGGCGCTGCTCGAAAAAGACAACTATTTCGATTACCTGCGCGGCAGGGTGCGTGAGACATGGCGCTTGCGCGAGATTGGGGAAGCCGCGCGCAACGCGGGCCTGCGCTCTGACTATGTCTACCGCGCCACAGAAAACGTGAACGGCTTGGCGGAAACCTGGACGCCGAGCATCTTCATGCCGCGCGCCGCCAGCCGCATCACCCTCGAAATCACAGACGTGCGCGTTGAGCGCTTGAAGGACATCAGCGAGGCCGATGCGAAAGCCGAGGGCTGCGAGCAGGTCGGCGTGGAAACGGGCGTCGTCGATGTGAACGGAAATCCCCAGGAAATCGGCAGCTACGCGGCCGGGTATTACGACCTTTGGGAAACCATCAACGGGCCCGGCTCATGGGATGCAAACCCCTGGGTGTGGGCAATTTCCTTTAAACGCATTCAACAGGGAGCCTGACATCATGACCAACCAAACAACCGCACAAGTGGCAGATAGCGGGTATCCGGAATTGCCCGCAGAATTCGTCAAAAAACCTATCGTCATTAAGGCTGTTCAGCTGACTGAAGCCGTCGCCAAGGCCTATGTTTTCGATCACGTCCCGTTGCCTGCGGGCGTCGAGTTCGCCAGCGCATCGCATAAGGATGGCGTGCTGAACAAATTCTTCGCCTACATCGAAACGCTTGAAGGACGCATGAGCGTGACAATTGGCGACTGGATCATCACTGGCGTGAAGGGCGAGCGCTACCCCTGCAAGCCCGACATTTTCGCGCTGACATACGAACCCGCCGACCGCTCCAGCCGCCTTAATGGTGGTGGGGCGATGTTGGAAGCAATCACAACCGCTGACCTTCAGCTTGGGGATGGGCACGTTGAAGCCGCCCGACGCACCCTGCATGCGGCGATG